CAAGAAATTGCCAACTTGGGTAGCGAAGAATTGTTCAACCAAGAGTACGGAAATCAATTCTTGGCAAGCTCACGTCTATTGTTTGATAGCCACACACTTCAGTTAATGAAGAGGACTGCTAAAGAATTTACATGGCGTGAAATCGATGCGATGTTTGATTTTGCTGACATGGGCAATTACCTAAAGTGGCATCCTAACTTTGATCCAACCGACGAAAACAACAGCAAAGAAAAATTCGTGTTCACCGTCGACATCGGAGATGGCGTAGGCCGTGACTATTCAATCATCAACATAATGCACTTGGTTCCGCAATCGGTGTCGACTGTACGAAAGACAAAGAACTGGACCGATGAAAGTAGCTTCTTTAGACTAAAACAAGTCGGGATTTTTAGGTCGAACGTGCATTCTGTCGAAGAACTTGCAAAAATGCTCGAAATACTCGTCTTTAACATATTCACCTGTGAAAATTGCAAAGTGGTTCTGGAGATCAATTTCAAAGGTCACATCGTTTTTGAAAAAGTTCAACGCAATAAGGAATTCTTCCCTGAAATATTTTTGTACACTCGTCATTCCTTAGCAAATGAGACACTTAAACTTGGCGTGAAGATGCAAAAGGACAACCGTGAAGCGTATTGTCGAGAGCTCCGAAATCTGGTCAAAGACAAAAAAATTGTGCTTACCGAAAATCGTACTTTCATTGAACTAAGCTCTTTTGGGATCAACTCTGTAGGACGCTATGAATCACAGCTCGCAAACGATGATGTGGCAATGTCCGTGGTCAACTTGGTCTCTTTGTTCGACACTACTGATTATTATGACATGGTCGAAGACATATATGACAAGTCGACAACATTGTACAAAGCTGCTGTAGACAAGGTGATTGCTAGCGGAGACAAGGAATCAGATGACTTGATTTTACACATGAGAGCTCTAAATGATGGCGGAGGATCTTACGGAAATTCCAACACAAATTACTTTGATTATGCTCCAGGAACATCAAGATCAAAAGATTCTAATGATGTCTTTAAAAAACAAAGACGTTTTTAACCAACATCTTTTAATATTTGATGCATTGATCCATGATATATAAACTAATAGATTGGAGATCATAATCCATCAAAGAAAAATAACTAAAAACAGAATGGCCAACATTACACTTGATCTTAATCAATTTAAGGCATCTGGTGTCTACACAATTGAATACGATCAGTCTCAATCAATTGTAGTAACTACACAAACTGTTCGTCTCGTACTCGGATTTTCTCGTACCGGTCCTATCAATGCGCCAGTTTTCTTACAGGATGTTTCAACATCTCGTAAGGTATTTGGAACAATTGATAGCTTCTTGGAAAAAAGAGGATCTTTCTTCCATAGAGCGCTTGAAACATGTTTGCAAACAGCTCCAGTATTTGGATTGAACCTTTTACCTCTTAATAACATTCCTGCAAACCAAGGCGGAGATGCTGTCGATTATCGTGCTTTTGCTCTGGCCGCTGATGAAGACAACGGTACCGTTAGTCAAGCTTTGTTATCTTCTTTTTACAACAAAGAAAGATTCTGGTTCCCTGATGAAACTTACCTTCAAGCTACCGTGGATGCAAAACCTGCTGACACTGGTAGATTGTTCAACTTTGTAAACTTAGGTCAAACAATCCAAAGTGTTATTGTGATCAAATCACAAAATGCAGGACAATACAATATAGCAGCTCAAGATTATTTCGGAAGAGGCAATGTTCCTGATTACATGAATCCATTGGATTACCTATCTGATTACTTCGTTGATGTATACGTAGTCCAAGGAGATTGGACCAATTTGACTGCTTTATCACAAGATCCTCTATACTCTAAGTATTTTGACACTCGTGGTATAATCGTTAGTCAATTTGCTACATTCTTAGGATTGAACGATGTGACTCTTACAGGATCTTTCACAGGTACAATCATACCTGATTTTATTGATAACAACGGTGCTAACCAATCAATTGATGTTATCATCAATTCAGCGGTAGCTTTGACTGGCATATTCTGCGATTTGAACAAGACTATGTTTGATGACTATGCAAACTCAAGATTTATGATTGATATGGTTGGTAACAGTCTTATCAATTCATCTCGCGATATCATCGATTTCTTGTCTTACAATACACCGATCAAAGCTGTTCTTGAATTCTCTGGACAAGATTTGTATCAAGGATTGCATAATGTAATCACCCAGTCATACGATCCTACCGTATCTCCTGAAGTTTATGTTAAGTCATATCCATTTGGTGGAAACCGTGGAAAGTTCAACAACATTCTAGCGATTCCTAAACCAACTCCGACTGACACGACATTTACGATTGCTCAGTACAACAACATATTGGCTTCATTGAACACTAATTCATTGATCAAAACTTATGGTTGGTATAGTCCTGAAAATCGTCCTGCGAAATATGCAAACGATTTCTTGAAAGTCGAAGCAGTCGTTGATACTGGAAGTGAAATTCAAATTTCTTTGAGTTCTCCTAACTTTGCAAACGACTATTTCCAAGGCGGTGGTCCAGACGAAGACTACGCAATTGAACAATCTTCTTGCGCAATAGTTCCTACTACGGCTAACACAATAGTCGTCAACAATTTTTCATACGTTGATCTTGCTTCTGGAAATATTCTTCTTATAGAAGCTCCTGGATTTGCTAAGTACTATGAATTAGATACTGTATCAGTAGATACTCCATACAGTGGAGTAACCACTTTGACTGTCAAAACAGTTTTGACAACTGGTGGACCTTATTTCTTGGATACTTATGCAGTCGCTGGCTTCCCTGCTGATGAATTTGCTGCGTTTGCACAAGCTGGAGACATCAAAGTTACTATGTATCACGATACATACGACAGCCTTGGTATGGTTCCTCTTACTGGTACAATGGGTCCATTCTTCCAGTACATTGTCAACCCTGACTTTACGTACTCAAAACTTGCAGGTGTTGGACAAACATACTACAATACATCAGCTGACAACTTAGTATCTTGGACAAATATTACATCTGGAGCTACTGGAACAGCTTGGTTACAAGATGGATCATCCCCACAAAATGTCGCCAACGGTTATGCAGTTAAAGCGTACAATATTGATTCAAGTTCTCCGGATTTTGGAAGTGTTCGTATCACAAGCGGTGGAACTACTAGCAATGCATTTTCTGGCGGGGCTACTGGTGATTTGATAAAGATCACAGTACCAGGAGGCCAATCATTCTATGGAAATGTAGCACTCACTGGTTCAACTTTCACAGAAACTTCATACAATTTAACAGCGCCATCTACAGGAACTTCGGTTGCTTCTTTGGCTGTGATCGAAGCGTATGCTGGTTCTAAGCTTGCACAAAATATCAATGCTAACCTAGTCGTAAACGGTGATCGTATCAAATACGATATAGGAACTTCTCAATATGTTTATGCAGGTGTTGCTAAGAACTGGTCAGTTTCAAAAGATTCTTACACAAGAATTGCTTACGGTCTATCAGGCGCGAAACTTGAGCAGTACACAACTTCAGCATTGACATCAAAGGCTGATACTTCATACGCTGATTTAAACACTACATATGAAGGAACAACTGTATTCGATAACGGTGGTGGATTGAATTGGTTATCTCTTTACTCTTCTCAAGCAAAAGACATCAGTGTTCCAGTAGCAATACAATCACCAGGTCTTTACGGAAGCGGAAAGAAATTCAAATTGGATTCTACAAATGCTGCTAACCTAAACGTTGGAGATTATATAGTCAACAATGACATCAACAATCCAATCCTAGTTCGTGTGACTGGTAAAGTAAAACAATTGGATTCTTTGTCAGGAGTTGCTTTCTATGAATACACAGTTTTAGATACTCCTTCTGTGACAATCACTGATGGAATCTACTATGTAACTAAATTTACTCCAATTCAAAACTTCGCTGATCGTTACCAATTCACAAAACTTTCAGGATTCACTTTGACAAGTTACCACTTGCCAGACGGTTCTGAATCTCAATTGAACAAAATCTACGGAGTTATTGAAAATACAAATCTAGCGACTGTTCTTGAAGACAATAACGTGATAAGTTTCAGATACATCGTTGATACTTTCAATGGTGGATTGCAACCTCAAATGGGTGCTAAACAAGTTCTTTCTAGATTGGCTATGAATCGTCAAAAATGTTTGGCTCTACTTAACGCGCCATCAATTGCACAATTCACTAACAGCACAGATCCAAGATTCACTGAGCTTCCAGACGCAGCAAACGGTAATCCTAAGCCTGTTTTAAACACTGCTTACATCGCAACAGGTGGTAATCTTTCTTTAGGTCCTTCTTATACATGGAGCTTACCTGATGAAGATCAAGGCGCTAAGTTCTCTGGTATATTCTCACCAAACATCATTATCCTTGAGAACAACAAGAACCTAAGCATTCCTCCAGCTGCTGATGTATCAAACAATTTCATTCGTAAATTCTTGACCGGTCAACCTTACGGAATTGTTGCTGGACCTCGTAGAGGTGTTATCTCCAATCCTAAGTTTGTTAAGATGGAATATGAATACCTATTAGGTGACAGAGAAAATCTGGAACCTGCAGGTATCAACCCAATCGTTACAGTGAAGAATGTTGGTCCTATGATTTATGCTAACCAAACTGCATATCAACGTACTCTATCAGCATTCAACAACATACACGTTCGCGATCTTCTTATCACTATCGAAGAAGGAATCGAAGAAATCCTACAAAGCTATTTGTTTGAATTCAACGACACTTCTACTCGTCTTGAGATTCGTCAGATTGTAAACACTTACTTGGACACTGTTAGAAACAATGAAGGCATCGGAAACTACGAAGTGATCATGGACGACACAAACAACACTCCAGCACTTATCGATCAAAACTTCGGTATACTTGATATTGGTGTTGAGCCTCTACATGGTCTACAGAAATTTATCAATCGTGTTACGATCCTTAAGACTGGTACTATCAGCTCAGGAGGTTTCTCAGCTGCTTAATAAATATATAGTAGAAAAAAATAAACAAACATAAAAATGGCAGGTCTTCCACATTATAGAAATTCCAAAGCAGCGATGAATAAGTTCGAACCTGTGTTTAACGCACAGTTCGAGATCTTATTGACTCCTCCTGCTGCTGTCACTGGTTGGACGTTGGTAATGGAGCAAGTTACTAAAGTCTCAGGTGTTGAAATCAACAAACAGCCTGACCAAGTGCAACAAACGTACAAGTTCGCTAAAAGAACTTTTGCGGGCGGTGTGATATCAGACACCACTGTCAAGATTTCTCTTGACTTTGAGGTGAATCTCGATGACAGCAACTCAGCATACGTTTACAAAGCACTTCGTAAGTGGTGTGATTTGATTTACGATCCATTGACTGGACGTATGGGTCTAAAACGTGATTACGTTGGAGGACCGATGATCATCAATTACTTCAACAAGAACGGTGACATCTTTAGACAAGTAACAGCTCCGGTGGTTTTCCCAATATCTCCGCTTCCAGCTATCGAGTCTGAATATACTTCAAACGACATCTACAAAATCTCTGGATTCCAGTTCCAAGCAGACTACTGGGACGAAACTATTCTCTAAGAAGTTTCGACATATACTTATTTCTAAAGAGGGATGCGCAAGCAACCCTCTTTTTTATGTGTTTTGATCTATTTTTTGACCTGTGATATATAGTCTAACCAACAATAAATATCATATGCCAGAACAAAATTTACAAGATCAATTAGAAAGAGAAGCACAGTTTCTCGTTCAACAAACAGAACAAGCAGACCCTGCAATCGTACAACCTAAGCCCGCAGGAGTTACACCAACATCTTTAGGAAAAGCTCAATTATTTCAACAACAAGACGATGAAGTAAACTTGGCTGCTGAAATTGGCTGGAAAAACATGCCAATGGATTCATTGCCTTCACAAGGAATGTTCTATGTGCCTGGAACACAAATTGCTATTCGTGCTGCTTCGGTTGCCGAGATTCGTCACTGGTCTACGATCGATGACAATGACCTATTAGCAGCCGATGACATGTTGAATTTCATCATAGAAAAATGCTGTAGAATCAAGATTCCAGGAAAACCAGGATCTTTCAAAGATTTAAAAGAACTGGATCGTTTCTACTTGATATTTGCGATCCGTGACTACACATTTAAGAACGGAGAAAACCGTTTGTTTGTGACAGTCAGCGATGAAGACGGAGCCGATCAAAAAATCGAAGTGACAAAAGATTCTTTGGACTATTTCAACCCAGATGAAAAGCTCATGACGTACTTCAAAACAGATGAGCAATGCTTCGACATCAACATGAAAAATGGCGAACAGTTCAAAGTCTACCTGCCATCACTGGGTGTGATGATGTTCATCAAGAATTACGTCAAACAAAAACAACAAGCAGGCCAAAACTTCGATAAGACTTTTATCAAATATGCACCGTTCGCGTTCTCTGATTGGAAAACGCTAAACCAAAATTCGTACGACAAAGCTGTACAAGAATCATTCACTTGGAGCCTACAAAGAATATCCGTAATTGACAAAATCGTTCAATTGCTTTCTGCGTCTATAACTGCATCTGTAAGATATCAAACAGCGAATGGAGGCGAGGGTACAGCACCACTTAACTTTCCAGGAGGGATCAAGTCTCTTTTCCTTATTTCAGATATCTTTGGAGAATTGGTCTGAGGTTGAATTCATTCTTCTTAAAGTCTTGGATCTTCAACCTTCTGAACTCGATAGAATGGAATTTTGGAGAGCCGAGACTTTGATGGATAACCTAAAGAAATTCAACGAAGAGGAAAACAATCGTAGAAAGGCCGAGGAAGACAAGCAAGCGCCTAGCGTAGACGCAGCGTCACAAGCAAACAGCATGATGAAGAGCGCACAAAATAGTCTTCCTAAGATGCCATCATTCAGTATGCCGAATATGTCAGGGTTCAAGATATAAGAGGTGAATATATACAAAAAAGCACCTAACATCAATGTCAGTAGCCAATCAGGCCAATGAGACTCTTAATAAATTATTGCAGTCATCTCTACGAGTAGAGGCGCTGCTGATGAGGAGCGATGACAAAAAGTCCAAATCTACAGTATCAACAGGAGAATCAGCGAATGCTGCAGTCAACAAAGATGCTGAAATCATGTCAGG